AAACAGGTTAGATATTACTGGTTGCGACATACTCGTGGTGTGAATGCAGGGCCATTTAATCAGCAGTCAGGGATTAAAGGTGAAAGTGCGGTAAATATTGATGCCGAGCTAGATGTCCTAAACAAAAAACTGTCTCAAACGTTAAACATCCAAGCGGAGAACCTTACTGGGAAAATATCAAAGAGCCAGTTAGATAGTGCGCTTACAGGTGAGTTAGCGGGTATCCAATCAGCTACCAGTAATGCATCAGCTCAAATTAATGCTATCAACAAAAATAACGAGGCATTTAGCGCCGATATTAGACAAAAAATCAGTGCGCTTGAATTAGGTTCGAGAAATATTGATATTGATGTTGGTGGAAGAAATTATTTACTCCGCTCATCGGGTACGGCTACGGTCTGGAATGTATCACCAGATGCGAAAGAAAATTGGCGTGGTAAAAAACTAACTTTGTCACTATACCTTAATGCGAAAGGTATTGTACGAGGTGGGCGAAATCGTGTTGGGCTATCTATGTTTTTGTACTACATGGATAATAGCTACACATGGGTAGAGTGTTGGTTAAGTAACCATCAAGGCGATTATAGTGGTAGATTAAAATCAACAATCCAATTACTCGATAAGCCGATTAAAAGTATTTCAAACTGCTCATTTAAAGTTGAGCTTGGCGGAGGAACTTGCGTTGCAACTAATCCTAAATTAGAGATTGGTAATGTTGCAACCGACTGGAATCCAGCTCCCGAAGATTTGACGACAGTTATCCAATTTGAAGACATTAAAAGATCGCTCACTAACGAATCTAATGCAAGGGTAGCTTGGGAAAACTCAGCTAATTCTCGTATTGGCAATGCTGAGGCGACAATTAATCAATTGGGCGGAACCAAAGCCAACAAAGATGAAGTGGCAACTATTGCTGCACAAGCGTTAAGGTCTCAATGGCAATCTGACGCTAAAGCTAAGGTGGATGAGGTTAGTCGAGCTATATCATCAGAGACTAAAGCTCGCACTGAGTGGCAACGCTCTGCTGAGTCTAAGATTAATCGTGTAGATGGATTTTCGGCTCGCATTGACGAAATCAATCGGACTGTGACCGATGTATCGGGTAAAGTATCGGCAACTCGCACTATCAAAACTCAGGCTATTGCTGGAGGCAGGACGGCTATTGCGGGTATTGCGCTTGGGGCATCTAGCTCTGGTCGAGATGTCGAAAGCTCGGTTATTGTGATGGCAGATCGCTTCCAGGTTGTTAAAAACGCCTCTGATAGCTCACCAAAACCAATATTAAAGGTGGAGAGCGGGCAAACTTTTTTAAATGGCGATTTAATTGCAGATGGTGGCATTACTACCCAAAAATTAGCGGCAAATTCCGTAACGGCAACCCAACTTACCTCTAATTCGGTTACTGCAAGACATGTTGCGGCTGAGAGTATTGGTGCAACCCACGTTGCAGCACGCTCCCTAACGGCTGATAAACTTAATGTAACTAGCATATCATCGATTAGTGCTGATTTAGGCACTATCAATGGTGGCTCGCTTAAAATTGGTAGTTTAAATGGTAATTTTGGTACTTTGTTTGAGGTGCAGTCTAATGGTGGTTTCAGACTTATTAGCCGAGATGCAAGTGGTGGTATTGAGTTATCCAGTGCTACAAGAGCGTTACACGTTTGGGACGGTGGAACAGAGGTTGTTAGAGTGGGTAAATTATCCTAAGGAGAGTTATGTATTACATTGATGAGCCTGTATCGATTGATAAATCGTTTACAGAAAAACCTATCTGCGCCTGGCATATCGCTGGGCGTTTGACTATTGATTACATCAATAAAAATACCACGATTGAGCTTGTAAGTTGGGCAGACAAACAAGCATTTTTAGCACGCGGAGAATCATTAGTAACATTTTTGACTGTCAATGATTGCCCTAGATTTAGTGTTGACCCGAGTTTGTTTGCTTTACGAGCATTAACAACCGTTGAGGGGTCGCCTTTTTATAAAAAACAAGTTAAATGCGATTATGATTTAGACCATATTTCGCAAGTGTGGATTGATGACAACTCAGGAGGAACATAATGGCTTATGGGTGCAAAGTAGGAGATAAAATTTTACAATTTAATAAAATTAAAACTTCAAAATATGGAATATCTAATAATATAAATGAAATAAATTTAGAAGAATTATATAAATTTAAAGGCGAATACAAAGGGGGGGCGAATTTTAATATTACAAAAAGTGAATTTTATATAAATTTAGATGGTAATAATAATTATGTAGTATCTTTAGATAATAAAAATACTTTTTCTGCTACTACTGATATAAGAATAAGAGAATATTCACATTTAGATATGAATAAAGGTTACGGTCTAAGTATTAATAAATACAATATACTACATTCAGATATTTTGAGACCTAGTATTAAAAATACGAATTTAAAATTAGCATTTACAAGCTTTCACAATGCAAGAGATTACGGTGAGTTAGAAATATTTACCACTGATTTAGAAAATTTAAATTTTATAAATCTAAGTAAAGTATTAAAAGATGTAAACAATATACTTCAATCTAGAGTTGGAGCATTTGAAATTGTCAAAGATGGATCTTTAATATTAAATGCGAGATTATTTGAATTTTATAATTACAGTGGAACATGGGTTAAATTCAGATATAAATGCAATGGTTCAGCCATAATACGAAATGAAACCACATCAATTTCTATCGAATATTTTTAATAAATTCTATTAAATATTAATAACCATAGGAGCAATCAAAATGCAAGTATTTCTATTCGATCAACAACTAATTTCTGTAATTAATCGTAAAGAGGAAATTACAGATGAAACGTGCTTAATCACAGATCAAGAACGTGAAAAAATTGAACAAACTCTTTATGCGAAAGGTCATTTTTGGCGTATTGACAAATATACCGTTGGTGCAAGTGGTGCAAAACCTAGTGAAAACCATAAGTGGAATGAAGAAAAGCACGAATGGGAAATTGACAACGAGTTAATCAATGAAAATTTAGCTAAAAAACGAGCTGAATTGTGGGAAACCATTAAGCAAAAACGTTTACAAGCAACTCGAACAGGTGTTGAAGTTACACTTACTGACGGTCAAATTCGCCATTTCCATACCGATCAAGTAGCTCGTCAAGAGTATGACGGTATGGGCGTTACAATTGTTTTAGGGGCTTTTGAAGAAAGAAAATGGAAAACGATTGAAAACGATTGGATTACTTTAACGCTTGACAACTTCAAAGCCTTAGTCAATGCAATTAAACATAAAATCGACCACGATTACCGCAATGCTGAAATCTTAAAAGCTCAAATTGAGAAATCAATTGAGCCAGAAAGTATTGATTTAGATCAAGGTTGGAGCAAATCTTATGTCTAGTTATGGGGATTTTTACTTATGATTTATATAGCTTTTTACAAACATAAACGAGAGCGGAATAGTGTTAAAAATACATTATTCCGCTTTTTTGATGATGCTATAAAATTTTTTACGCACGGACCATACAGTCATTGCGAAATAGCAATATCTAACCCTCAACAATCTAAGATGTACACTTGTTTTAGCGCAAGTAATCGAGATGGGGGAGTACGTAAAAAAATAATGGAGCTACCTCCAGAGAGATGGGATTTGGTTGAACTAGAAATCTCACTAGAGGAAGTAATGGCATTTTTTGAAAAGACAAAAGGCTTGAAATATGACCTTATCGGTGCACTAGGTGTTGTCTTAAGAATTAAAGACAGTAAGACAAAATATTTTTGTTCGGAATGGTGTGCAGAATGCCTTGGAATAGATAAGCCTTACAGGTTTAGCCCAAATTCACTTTATAAACATTTAACCAATAGCCATGGATAACATCATGGCTTTTTTTTATTAATAAATAGGAGTTTTTTATGACGACATTTAACAAAATCTTAAACCCAATGTATTCGGTGATTGCTGCATACTCAAAACAAGAGGATGGCTCAATTAATGCTAAATACGTACTTGGTACTGGTACAGACAATGATGGGGCCGTAACGGACTTTACGCCGATCATCTCGGAATATAAATGGATTGATCCAACCGCAGCCAAAAGCATTTTTGGACAACCACTAACTCAAGATGACATTGGCAAAACAATGGATCAACTCTATCTAGACCGTATCTATGCTTACTTAAAAGAGCAAGGACAAATTGTTATCTAATCATCTAATTATTAGAGATACCGCCTACGGGCGGTTTTTTATTGGAGGTAAGATATGGACGAAATAACACAAATTGATCTAAATCATTATCAAGGTACTGACAAAGATTTTATCTTTGAAATTGTCAATGATGACGAAGAAGAAACGGCCTACAATGGGTTAAGCAATGCATCTTTTGAAATGTGGATTAAGCCGTCCAGAGGCGAAACAATCAAACTATCTACGAGAACAGGCGAAATTGCAGTAAAAGATAATGTGATTGTTGTTAGTATTAGAAATGTGCATACAGCTAACGCTAAATGGGAAATGGCTGATTATGACATATTCACACTAATTGACGATAAGATATCAGCTATTGTAACAGGTACATTTACATTACAACATTCAATTACGAAAGAAATTCCTAAGCGAGTTGATACTAATGAAATGTGAAAAGTTTAAAGTTCGGTTAAAAACAAAACAGACGAAAATTAAAGTTGAATTAAGCAAGAAAGAACAAACTTGTGATGATTTAATTTTACCAAATTTATTATTGATTTATAACCTAGCTAAAGCATAAGGGGCTAAAATGACAGTTAATGCTAAAGATAATTTAGTTGCGTTTGCAAAACAAGTAGGTGCTGACTATAAAGAATTACGAGAATTATTACAACGTTTAGGTAGCTTGCCAACTGATGTTGTTACTTCTTCTCAATTACAAGCACAATTAACGCAATTTGAAAACAAATTAAAAGGTGGCGAATTAGCCGAAAATCTTGATACCTTGTTTGAAATTGCACAAAAAATCAACAGCATTGTATCCGACAATGCCGTTGCTCAATCTTTAACAGAAACATTAAATAGTATTAAAAATCGCATAGAAACGTTAGAAACAAATGCAACTTTAGATCTATTGACAGTTTACACCAATGCCAAAAATGGAGTTAGTGCATAATTATGGCTGATAATACAAGCGGAAATCTTGTTGAGACAATAAAAGCTATTGGCGAAGATATACGCTTATTGAGTACAACGATTGTTGGAGCAGGTCGCCCCGATAAACCCGATACAACTAATGGCAAAATCAAAGGCACTGAACCTAACGGATCTGTTTATGACAGTATAGACGGTGCAGGTGTAGGTGCTTGGCAATGGCAAAAACGAGACGGTGTATGGGTTGTTACAATTGGCGATACAGGTTTAATCACTTTAAAAACTCAAAATTTAAAAGCAGGTGCGTATGTTAAATTACAACGAATAAATAACATTGTATTCTGTTTGATGGGTGGTTTGAATTGGGGTTTGTTTGGCTATAAAGGTAAAAAAGAGGGTGGATTTATACCTCGCCAAGCAGGACGTATTGATATAGTATCACAAGGTTATATTCCTGTTGGGTTTAGAGCCGTATCGTCTCTTAGCTATTCGTTATATGATGACGATACAGGTCGATCCGCTGCAAACTTATATATTGGCGGTCTGCAAGATAGTAATTTTATGAGAATTACGCCATTTCACGAAAACCCTAAAATACGAGGAAATGACGCTATCCCAGATATAGGTGCAAGTAATTTACGGACACCTGCAATTATATGGGTTACGAATGATAAGTGGATTGATTGAGTTTAAGACAAACGGCG